GCAAAAAATTTAAACATTTATTTATTGATTGAATCTTTAAAAGAAATAAAAGAAACATATAAATTTAAAGATAATTATAACTTGATGTTATTTTTAAACAAATTGTGTTATAAAATAAATGTTAATTTACAGAATTTAAATACAGTTTCAGATAAAGATATATTTCAATCATTAAATACATTAAGGAAGGATTTAGTTAATGAAATAATTCAAAAGATAGAAAATGTTTTAAAAAATGATGATATAACAATTGCATTAGTAACAAAATTAAAAAATTTATTACTACATAATAAATCAGAAAGGTATCCAAATATATTTTTAAAAAACTCAAGAACTTATATACAAAGTAATCCACAAATTGACCAAAATATAAAAGATGCTATAAAGAACGGAATATTTTTTTACTATAATGATACGGCGGAAGAACCACATACGTATGTAAATGAAGACGAGTTAATGGAAATTGATGGTGGAGGTAAAAAATTAAAAAAATCTAAGAAAAAAAGAAATGTTTATAAAAAAACAAGAAAAAAACATAATAAAAAAATTAATATAGAAAATCCATATAATAGTAAAAAATTAATAAAAAATAAAAAAACAAGAAAAAAACATAATAAAAAAAAGAGAGAAACAATAAAAAAATTAAAAAAATTAAAAAAATAACTTGTTTTTTTATATTTTAATATTAAATAAAATATAAAAACACATTATATTTTTTGTTATTTAAAATCCACCATCACCAAATTCAAAAGCATCTTCTTTATTTTCAACTTTTGTTGCAAGAGAATAATCACTTACTCTTTTTTCAAAAAAATTAGTTTTATTTTCAATACTAATATTTTCCATCCAATCAAATGGATTTTTACTATTATAAATTTTATCTCCACCTAATTGAACACTTAAACGGTCAGCAACAAATTCAATATATTGCTGCATTAACATACTATTCATTCCAATTAATCTACAACTTAATGCTTCATTAATAAATTCTGATTCTATTGTAACTGCTTCAGTTATTATTTCATGAATTTTTTGCTTTTTTAATTGTTTATCTAATTTACTATGTAATAATACAGCAAATTCAGTATGTAATGCTTCATCACGGGAAATTAATTCATTAGAAAAAGTGAGTCCTGGCATAAGTCCTCGTTTTTTTAACCAAAAAATAGCACAAAATGCTCCAGAAAAAAAGATACCTTCTACACATGCAAATGCAACTAATCTGGTTGCAAAACTAGATCTTTTATCATTAATCCATTTAATAGCCCAATCCCCTTTCTTTTTAATACATTCATATTCATTTAATGCATTAAAGAGTTTATTTTTTTCAGTAGTATCTTTAATATATGTATCTATTAAAGTAGAATACATAATAGAATGTATATTTTCCATTGCAATTTGTAATCCGTAAAATGCTCGTGCTTCACTTAATTGTACTTCACTCATAAAGCGCATTCCAAGATTTTCTAGAACGATTCCATCACTGGCTGCAAAAAAGCCTAATATCATTTTAATAAAATATTGTTCATCATGATTAAGGGTTTCCCAATCTTTTTTATCTTTAGATAAATCGACTTCTTGAGCTCTCCAAAATAAATCTTCTTGTTTAAGATACATTTTCCATATTTCTTGATCTTTAATTGGAAACATCGTATACCGTGAATCGTCATCTTTTAATAAAAATTCAGATTCGTTTTTACTCATCCTAAATAATATAAGTATATATTATTTAAATTTTTTAAAAATATATATTATATGATTGAAAAAAAAATAATATTTAATAATACAGGATATTATGTAAAAAAAGAAAATGATTTTATAGAAAAATTAATAAATGAGGTTTCAAATCAAGAAAAACAATTTTTAACGAAATATAAAAAATTAAGTAAAAGTAATAATTTAACAGATATTTCAAAAATACATGAATTAATTAAAGAACAATCATTATTAAAATTAAAAAAAGATTCATATGAGAAACAAATAATAGTTTTAAAAAATTTAGTTGAATATATAAATTATTTAAATAATGGAGATCAAGAAATAGAAAATATAAAATTATTAATAAATAATATAGTATCAAAAATAAATGATTATAATGATATATAAATTTATATAATTTTTATATCTATTTAATTATATATATAAATGAAAAGTAAAAGTAAAAATATAGAAAAGGTTTTTTTAAAATTATTAAATAATAAAATATCATTATATTTAGTAAGTTTAGTTGCTATTTTGGTTATAATTAATAATTTAATGAATGACAATTATGTAGCAGTATTTATTTTTTATATTATAGCCGGTCTTGTATTTTTATATACAAAAAATATGACTCTAATATTTTTAGTATCATTAATAGGAACTTGTATTTATTTAAATTATAAAAATGTATTTTTTGTAGAAGGATTTAAGGAGAATCAAGATAATATAGAAGAAGATCCGAATAATCTAGAAGAAAATGATGAAGATTTAGAAGATTTAAATATAGACCCCGACGATAATGTATATTATCACGATTATTCGAGTGATTCAGAAGAAGAATATGAAACAGATAATGAGGAAGAATTTGAAAATTTAAAAAAGGAAAAAATGTATGAAGGATATTCTGGTCGTAATACTGAATCAAATAAAAATTTGCAAGATTTTTTAAATGGAGCAGTAAATGAAAATAATGGTTATTTAGATAATTCGCCACCATCTGGGTTAAAAAATATAGGTGCAAGTATTTGGACAAAATTAAAAAAGCCTATAAATTTTGCTCAAAGTAATGTGAATCCTGTACCTGGTAGAATTGCAAATGGAGATTTTATTTCAGAAGAAAAACAAGATTTAAAAGTGTTTAAGAATCGTCTTGCAGGTTTTGAAGGATTCACAGAAGGAGTTTCAGGACGTCATTTAAATACAATAAATAGTGCAACAATTGGTGGCATTAATTATCCTGGAGGAGTGGGTTCATCGCCCGAGGTAAGAAAATATAAAAAACGTTTAGAGGCAATTGAGCAAAGTAAAAAAAATTATAAAAACGTTGAAGGATTTAAAGAAGGTGCTAAATCTAGAGATACAGTAGGACTAGAAAACGATAAAAAATATTTGCAAAGCGAAGCAAAAAAGAATGTTATTAAAAAGGGAGAGAATATGTCAGGTGGAAGACATTTAAAAAAATTGCAAAATGACTATAACAAGAATGCATTAACTGTTGAAAGGGGATTAAGTCGCGGTAATGATATTCAAAGAGATACCGAAAGACTACAAAGTAACGTACATAACGGTAAAAATAGAAGATATCAAGACGCAAAAGGAAAATATATTCGTAAAGAAGAATATGTAAACAATAAACCTCTTGATTATTCAAAAATTAAACATAAAAAGCCAATAAATACGAGACCGAAAAAGACTTTGACAAAGAGTGATGAAATGGAGGCTGCATATGATAATTTTGAAAAAATTATGGGTACTGATAATATTGATTCCTTGGGAGATACTACAAAGGGATTAATTGCAAAACAGAAAGAGCTTTTAAATGGTATTAAAGATATGACTCCTGTTATAAATGAAGCAATGGGTGTTTTAAATAAATTTGATATAGGTTCAATTCTTGGTGGAATCAAAAAATAAATAGTGTAAAATATTATTTTATTATAATTTTAATATATAATAAAATAATAATGTCAAAAATAAAAGATAATTTACCACCTCTATTACCAAAGGTTAAAGAAATTATACTTGATTTATTAAGATTTATATTTAGTAAGAACCTTTTTGGAGAAATAAATAATAATTTAAAAAAATATTATATAAATCATGTAAATATAAATATATTGTATATAATATCAATTGCATATGTAATATATTGTTTTTTTATGCAAGATATATTTTTTATATGTATATTTATTCTTTTATTTGTTTTTATATACTTTTTTAAAAACAGAGATTCAATAATTTATATATTTCCTTTACTAGTATGTAATATTATTTATGAAATATTTTTAAAAAATAATACTTATTTTAAGAAATTAACAAAACGTGTATATATAGAAGGATATGATTCAACTAGAGCAATAAAATGGAGAGGTTGGGATAAAAGTACAATACAAGATGGGGGAAAAAATAAAGAAAAACTAAAACAAGACATGGAAAATCAAGACGAACAAGAACCTGCAAATAAAGACGACCCATTAGAAGGAGGAGACGATCTTGATGCAGATGGTGATGGAGATAAAATGTTAGAAAAAGAAGATGAAGATGGAGATGGAGCGGACGAAAATAATGAAGAAGAAAATATAAGAAAGGTAAATGCAGCGGCCAGTAAAGGAAAGAGTGTAGGTAGATTGATGTCTAAAAGACTAAAATAAAAAAAATTTTTTATTATTAATCTCTCAATCTCTCAAATAATAATTTTTTAAAAAACTATATTTTAATACTGATAAAAGGCAATTTAATTTTTTTAATGTTATGTTTATATATATATATTATTAATGGGTAAAAAATGTCCAAAGGGAGTAATTTGTATTGAAAACACAACTATTGTATTTTTATTAGGTTTAATAGTATTAACATTTATATTTTTTTATAATAATTATTCTAAAAATTTAGTGAATAATATAAATGAAACAAACAATAGTTATATTAAAAAATATGAAAAAAGAGATAGTGTAAGAAATAATAATTTAATGGACAATTATAAAGCAAGAGACAATGATGTTTTGCTGGATCCATATGTTCCACCATTCAAAGATAATGTAAGTGATTTATATAATCATAAAATAAAAAAATTACCAATAAATATAAAAACACAAAATTTCGATTCAAATTATAGTCAAATAGGAATACTGACAAGAATTTCTGGAAAAGAAACAATTTTACCATTGATGGGAAGAAAATTGTTTCGTAATAGAGATAAATGGAATTATTATACAATGAATGATAAAAATAATATGATAAAATTACCAATAACATTTAAAAATAAAAAATGTATGAACGATCAAGGGTGTGATACAATATATAGTGGAGATAAAATATATGTAGAGGGTTATAATGATTTATTTAATGCTACTATTTATGATAATAATAATTTAGAATATATACCATATTTGTAGAAAAATAATATTTAAAATTTTATTAATATTATTTTTTATTTTTATTTTTATTTTTCTCTCAATCTCTCAAATAATAATTTTTAAAATTAATTTTTTTTATGCTATACTTGAAAGAGATTTAGTATAAGGATTTTTTTTAAATGCGTCCAATAAAGAAGAATCTAATCTATTTTCTAAACTATCATAAGTTTGAATTCCATTCATTTCTCCAATAAATTCGGATGATGGTATAAATGAGGGACCACCATTTGGTAATACTTGACGATTTTGTTTTAAAATATTTTCATTTTTATTAATTTCAACATTATTGTTACTATTAAAAATACTCATATTTCCATGATTATTATGTAATTCATATGTTTTATTAACATTATTTCTTTGATTATATGCAGCATTGTATGGTCTGAGACCATAATTATTAGAACCACCATTTCCAATATATTGAGAATTAGTAGTAGCTCTTTGATTTTGTATTGCTTGATATTCTGAACCATATTTTCCAGTATTATTATTAGCTTGATTTTGAACATTTAAATAATTCATATTAATTTTATCGGTTGTCATCTCTCGGTTTGTAATTTTTGTTTTATCATTTTCATTAAACATATGTCCACCATAGTTTCCTGAATTAACATTACCATTAATTCTTAAATTACCAATGGCATTTTCTTTACGTGTGGGTTGTAATATATCTACAATAGGTGCAATTCCGGCTTTAATGATACCATAAATTCCACTAGGATTATGAGTTTCTTTATCTGTAGTTCTATTATTTGGTAAAATATTATATGATTTAATATTGTGATCATTTTTACCGGGATTATTTTGATTGCTTAACGATAAATTGGTTAATGGTAATGCTGATAAATTTTGTTTTTTAGATTCTTCAAATTCAATATCAGAGTTCATATTTTGGGGTTGAGAATAAATACTTCCACCATAATATTCTCTAGATGTTTCTATTCTATTTTGATCAGTTAATACATTTTCAGATCTAATAGCTTGTTTTATTTGTGATCCGGTAGTTGTAAACCATCTATTAGGTCCGGATTCAAAATATGTATCTGGTAAATGTTTTTCTATTGTACCTAATTGTGTAGGTGTATTTGTATTTTTAATACGTGATACAGCAGGTCCTTGGTGTCCATTAAGATCATAGATATTCTTTGGATTATTTATAGTACGTAAATCATCAACTGTTTTTGGTTGCCAAATATCTCTATTATTCATTGATGTATTAAATCCGTCTAAACCATAATTAGAATCATTATTATTGTTAGGTCCTACTTGTTGACTATTAACTACTGTATAATTGGACATTTTATTAGAAGTATTAATTCGTGTTTGAATAAAATCTGTATTGGATGGCATACCATTATTATGACTATAGTTTTCATCTGGTTTAAATAATGGAGCCATTTCTCGTTTATTAAAAGATTGACTTCCTGATCCCAGTTTATTATCCATTATAGCTTCCGTATTATTAACAGATGAACTAGCGCCTCTAATTTTAGCACCAAAAAATGGTTGCATATTATTATGATTAAAATTGTTTAAATTAACATTATTTCCGGTTAATGAATGAAATTGGTTAATATTATTAAATGTTTCAGTATTTTTAGATTTTATTTTATTGTCGGAATTTTTTTGGGGTTTTGTATTTGACAATGAAGGATTATTATTAATAAAAGTTTCTGTATTTGTAATTACATTGGATTGTATATTTGATTTATTTTTTTTTTCTTGATTACTTATAATAAATAAACTACCTAGTGCTATTATAGGAAGAATAATTTCGGCCATTATATAAATATAAATAATATATTTATTAATTTAAATGTATTAAAAAATAAATATATTATAATAAATTAACTAAATTTATATACATTAAATATTATTTTTATATTTATAGTAATCTTTTTCAATTATTCGTGATGAAATATTATTATGAAAATGTTTACAAACATTAGCTTGGGGATCTAAAAATAAATAATCGAAATTATTTACTTGATTCATAGAATCATTTGTTCTTATTTCCCATGCTGGGTGACTTGTTCTAGATTGATTCGTTACTGAATTTATATAATAATTTGTATTATTATTATTTAATAATTTATTTTTATTTAAATATTCTTTATAATTATTTTTATTTATTTCGTCTCGATTAGATTTTATATTTAAATTAAGTAAATCATTTTCAATAAGTGTTTTGTTAGTTGATAAATTTCCACCCCATTTTTGCATTCTAATATATGGATCATTAAAAATACTTAAATTAGTACCATTTCCTGGAACATTAAAATGATAATTAGTTATTGTAGTTGATTCTTCTAAATGTTTCTGAATTCTAGATTCATCATAAGAAAATCTAGTAGATGCCATTGATTATATTATACTATTAAAATAAAAAAAATATTAAATTATAAAAATTATTATATTGGATTTATGAATGTTACACCCCATGAAGATTTATTCAAAGCAATATCTATGTCTAATTCATTTGATGAAGATGTTGTTTCTAATATAGAATTATATATTTTTATATATGCTCTTAAAGTAGTATCTTTTTTTAGATATATATTTTCATTTATAGATTGATTATATACTGCACCATCAAGATTATCAGTCAAAAATATATTATCTTTTAATGGACCAAAACTATTATATGCAAAATCTTCAAAATAATTTTGACTATTATTATTATTAATAGAATCATAATTTATATCATATCGGCTATCACTATTTGATGTATAAGTATTTGTGGGTACTAATGCTATTGTTAATAATGTTCCATTTATTACCGAGGTATCCTTAAAAGTCCATTTTACATTAAATGTAACATTATAAATACCTGATGTTTTAACATTAAAACCATAAGAAAGATCATTAATATCATTTATGCCATGAATATAACAGCCTACTTGATTAGTAGCAATAATGAATTTATCTGTAATATCTAGATATTGTGTGTTATTTATACAACTTAAGAAACCATTACCTTTAAGTTTAAATGAAATTAAATTAGTTTCATTAACATATCCAGATATATCAATATTTTTATTAACATAAACATTTTCATTAAATGTCGATTCACCATTAAATATTGAAGTATTATTAATTTGTAATGTATTACTTTCTAAATTATTTATAGTCGATTTATTTGTTATGTTAGAATTAAAAGCAATTAATGTATTACTCACATCGATACTGCTAGCATCTATATTTTTATAAAAAATATTATTATTATAACTTTTTAATTCATTTAGTATAATTAAATCATTTGTGGTAGTTTTATTATTTATATTTAAATCAATTAAAGTAAATTCACTATTAAAAACTGCTTTACCATAAACATACAAGTTTTTATTAAAACTTACATCTTTATCTACATATAAACCACCATTAAAACTACTATCTTTAGAAATTATAATTCTTTCTCCTGTTAAATCTTTTATATTTTTTAAATTATTTGTATTCATATCTATCTCATTATTGAAATCTGTTGCACAATCAACTAATAATGATCCTGTATTAAAAAATCGAATATCACCAGAAACATCAAAATGATTAAAGGATCCATCATTGTTTCTTGTAAGTGCGTCTTTTCCAACATTAGTTAACAAAGATCCATCGCCTCGTGCATATCCATTAAATGATATATCATTATAAATAAACATACCTGATGCATCTAATAAATTATTAATACTTGTATTATTATATACAATTAGATTATTACTTATTTCAACACTGCTGACATCTAATTTATTATTCATACGTGAATCAACATGTACTAATAAGTTATTGCTTATTTCAAGACCACTAACATCTAATTTATTATTCATACGTGAATCAACATGTACTAATAAGTTATTGCTTATTTCAACACCACTAACATCTAATTTATTATTCATACGTGAATCAACATGTACTAATAAGTTATTGCTTATTTCAAGACCACTAACATCTAATTTGTTATTTATACGTGAATCGAGATGTACAAATAAATTATTACTAATTTCGACACCACTAACATCTAATTTATTATTCATACGGGAATCAAGATGTACAAATAAGTTATTGCTTATTTCAGTATTTTCAACATCCAATTTTTTATATATAGTAGCATTTTTATGTATTAATAAATTATTACTAATTTCAACACCACTAACATCTAATTTATTATTCATACGGGAATCAACATGTACAAATAAATTATTACTAATTTCAATACCACTAACATCTAATTTATTATTTATACGTGAATCAACATGTACTAATAAGTTATTGCTAATTTCAACACCACTAACATCTAATTTATTATTCATACGGGAATCAACATGTACAAATAAGTTATTACTAATTTCAGCATTTTCGAGATCTAATTTTTTATATATAGTAGCATTTTTATGTATTAATAAATTATTACTAATTTCAATACCACTAACATCTAATTTATTATTTATACGTGAATCGACATGTACAAATAAGTTGTTACTAATTTCAACACCACTAACATCTAATTTATTATTCATACGGGAATTAACATGTACAAATAAGTTGTTACTTATTTCCATACCACTAATATCTGCTTTATTTTTAACTAATAAATCATTGTCTATTTTAGTATCTTTTTCAACATTAATAAAACAAGCATTGAATGAAGTATCTTTACCAACACCAAGTGTATTTTCAAATGAATCCATAAATATATCACCTTTAAATAAAGATGTAGTATTTACTTCTAATTGATCAATATCAACAAGAGAATTAAATTCTGCAACATTATCTATTTGTAATTTAAAAGCGCCAGTAATTTTACCGGTTACATATAATGTACTTGCAAATGAAACATCACCATGTGTTAATAATTCATTTGATATAGTTACATTTTGAGATATATCAAGATTTGTAAAACTAGCATCATTGTATAATGTTAAAGCATCTTTTCCAACATTTATTAATTTAGATCCATCGCCATAATAATATTTATTTAAACCTGTTAAGGTTATATCTCCACCGAGAATAATATCTCCATTAATTTCTACATTTTCATTAATTTTTGCATTTTTATTAATTATAATATTTTTATTAAGTGATACATCATCATTAACAATTAATTGACCAAAAATATTAGTATTATCATTAATAATAGCAGAACCACATACATCTAAATTTTGTTTAATAAATATATTATTATTTGTACTTATATCATCATAAACTATTATTTTACCATTTGAATTAATACCATTATAAACATCTAAAGAATTATAAATGATAAGATTATTGCATATATCAAGATTATTTTTAATAATTAAATTTTTATCAATATTAACATTATTATCAACATAAATATCATTTTGAATATATAATGTATTAATACAAACATCTGTAAAATAGCCTGAACTGGGTAAATATACATCTAAACCAGATTTTCCTATAATAGTGTTTGTTATGTGTCCACCACCAAATGAAACATCAGTTTGAATAATGGTATAACAAATATCTAGTTTTCCATCATATTGAGCAACAGGCCCAGTAAATAATGGCATTTGTGGAAATTGCTTAAATTCTACTTCTCCGTCAAAAATAATTTTATTATTACTAGATTCTATTCTAATTTCATTATTTGTTATATGTTTATATGCAAAAATTTTATTATCAAGATGTATATTTTTAAAATTATTAATACTTGCATCACCATTAATAATAATATCACGACAATTAATATCACCATATGAAATATCAATCGAATGTTGCGGATTAAAATTATTAATTCCTATTCTATTATTGCATGTATCAATAATAATACATTCAGATTGTCTTGGTAATAAAGAATAATCTTCAGTTATAGAATTAACAGTAGTTATAATTTTATTATAAATACTTCCCATTTTTATAAATTAATATATATTATTTAGTTAAAAAAATATATATTAGATTTAATTTTTTTTCTCTCGTTAAAGTATAAATAATGACTAAAAAAATAATGAGATCAAGCGATGGATTATACCATATTAAAGGTAAAACATATGAACTATTAGTAGGATCTCGTGCTCAAGTATGGCATGAGACTGCATATAAAACTGACGGTGGTTTAAAAAAATCTGATCTATTGATGAATAAAAGAGGTCGTTATGTATCTAAAAAAAAACATGCCCAGGCAAAAAAAGAAAAACGTTTAGAAAAAGCAGGTTATTTTACAAAAAAAGGTCAATTTGGATATGTTAAAAGAGACCCAGTAAAAAAACAGACTAGAAAAAAGAACTCTGGAAAAAAATGAATTGAGTAATTTATCAAAAATAAATTACTAGTATATATTTTTAATAAATTTAATAAGTTTAAAATAATTAAAATAAATATATTATAATATTATAATCTTTATTATAAGATTATAATATTTTTTATCTCCCAATAGCTCAGTTGGTAGAGCGGAGGACTGTAATTGGTGTTAAATTTTACCTCAATCTATCCAGCAGCTATCCTTAGGTCTCTGGTTCGAATCCAGATTGGGAGAAATTTTTTATAAAAAAAAATTGATTTTATTATATTTATTAAATTTAATAAAAATAATAAAATAATTATTATAGATTATAAAAATGAGAAGAGTAAAATCGGCACCTGCGAATTTAGCCAAAATGTCTCATATGAAAAAACCATCAATAAAAAGTATTGAAGAAAGCTATAGTAAAAAAATTTTTGTAATACCACAAACAAAAAGTTATAGAAGTAAAATGTATAAGTTAGAAGTTATAAGTGATATGATAGATTATGTAAATGAAGTTGATAATATAAATGAAGTTGATAATATAAATGAAGTTGATAAAATAAATGAAATTGATAATTTTAATAAAGTTAATTATTTAAATCGGGTTGATTATATGATAGATATTGTAGATAATGTAGATAATGTAGATAATGTAGATAATGTAGATAAT